AATCTATTTTTTATTAAAGCTTTTGTACTAATGCCACGATATGTGAACTCAGTTCTAGAATCATAGCTGACAGAATTAGTAAACATAAAATATTGTTTTATTGACATTATCATTCTATTAGTCAATCTATCCATCAAGATGAATCCTTTTTTTGTTTTTTTTATATTACCAGGTAGCATATTTACTTTAGGAATTTCTTCAAAATGTATGTTAATGTTTCCTTTCCCTTCAATTAATTTGTCTATTGTCAATTGGAAGTTCCCATGCTCAACTTCAATGTCTTTCACTGTTTTACCTAACAACCTCATAGATTCTATTATTAATCTATGAGTGTTATTGATGTCCAAGTTTGTAGTTATAATTATTTTCTTTTCAGTGTCTAGAATGAGGACTGTGGATCCTGTTTGCACTTTAACTACACCCTCTCCAAAGTAATTTCCATTTCGGTCCATAGGTTGTTCAACTAAATATTCACTAATCATGAAATTTGTGCTCTTTGTTAATTCTATTAAATCAGATGCCCTTTTTGATGTTAATAATAGAAAAAAGATGATCTTTTTTTTGGACAAATGGGATTGCTGTGTTTTTCATGAAAGAATACAAGCTTTTATCATCAATTTTACTCAAAAAATCAGGGTTTTTAATATTCTCTGAATTACAGGTCTCCAAAAACATGTATGATAGATTGGATAACAATTTGATTTCTTCAAATTTAGATAGTCCTTCTGTTAATACATCACTTGTCATGTTATATTTAGAACTTCTATCTTCATATTTGTTATTTGACAACAATGAAATAATTGTGCCATCTATGTCATCACTAGAATCTCCATAATTGATTATTTTTAGTGGCTTCTCTCTAGACCCCATCATTCTCATTAATAGCAATGCTAGCTTCTGAACTGCTTCAGATTTAATTCTTGACAATCCATTCAAAGTGTCTGGTAGTGTTCCTTTAATAAATGGATAACTCCATTAAAGTCGAAGCGTCCCTGTCAAATGAAGTTTCTAGTCTCGGTTTTTCCCATAGATGAAATAGTATATCTGATATTGTGTGATTGAGCTTAAAAGACACTTCTTTTGTCATTAGTGTTATAAACCTCTTTGCTTCTAATAAATTCCTTGGGTTTAATTCGTCAGTGTCTTGTGAAATAAATCGTACCAGTCTATTAAACTTTTCTAAGTGAGGATATAAGTATTGTATGTCATCAAATCCAACAGTGCTTTGTTTATTCTCCAAAAACCATAACACTGACTCTCGATAAGTTGTGGTTTTTTTACTAATTGTTGGAATATAAAAGATTTTGGCATTTTTTATTGCAGACATTCTTCCATAAAAGAAGGCAGGGTTGATAGCTCTTGCTGATTCTGCTGCATTATCTAAAAAAAGATACATCGAGATTTTCATTTTCACCTCATCAAATGTTTCTGCAGGCCTAATCAAGAATAAGGGATTGCTTTGTATGAATTCTCTTATTTGTTCTGGTCCAAAGGGGGCCATT